AAGGAACATTATCAAGAAATCATCAATTCATAAATTTATGACAAACAAAGAAGCTGCACAGATTATCAGGACAGCTGTCCTGTGTGAAGACGGAAAGAGTAAATATAGCGACCAGGACATAAAGTTTGCTCTGGAGATAGCTGCTGAACTGCTCGATAGGAATCCAAAACACAAGATTATCAGTATCAGTCGGGAGGAATATAAGAAACTGGCGCGTATCGGCATACTTAATACCAGTGTGCGGGGTTACAATCGCGGCAATAGCGACTACAGCCAGCATGTCATTCAGCCATGGTCTATATGGATTGACTGGAACCTGAACCCATGGGATGCAGACATTGTAAAGCGTGTACTCCGTACCAAACAAGGCGAGAGCCGTCTGCTGGATTACGAGAAGATCATCCACATCTGCGAAGAGCGCATCAGACAGATTAACTGCGAAAACGAACAGGAATGATTGCAATAGACTATTTCCGCTCAAAGGAATTTGAAAAGCCTGCTGATTACAGGTACTACCGACATCGAAAAGGTAAAACCAAGTATAAAGTAAAACGATATGGCAAAGGAAGAAATCATCATACCAAAGGAACTGGAAAAGGACATTGAGCATGTGGCCAACGGAGAGTGGTACATGATAGAGGCAAAAGGCATCAAGAGAGGAAACCGACATAAAGGTTTCCACACCGTTTGTCTTATGGAGCAAGAGGAGTTCAAAACCTTTGTAAAAAAACTCTTATCCACTGGTATCAAAGCCGGTATTGAATACGCAAGAAATCATAATTCATAAATTTATGGAATATACAAAAGGAAGTTTGGAGGGCAAAGAAGTCCTATGGGATGTAGCCCTGAGAAGCATCGGAATATTTCTGTCCGATGAATATGTGCTACGCTTTACAAAACTGATGAACCTCGCCAGCCAAAAGGGGCTGGGTAACATCAAACTCGATGACACCACCGACATCGAATTTGAAGCCCGCGAGGAAATTAAATCCAGGCACAAGAAAGAACTTGAACACGAATCTCACAAATCGGACGAATGAAGGAAATAATACTACACGAAAATCTTTGGTGGTGGGGAAAAAGCTACACCTTCGTTGCATCGGACGGCAGGGCGATGGTCAAGCTGTCACTCGATGACGAAATCCCTCGCGCCGGATATATCAATTCGCTCATGGTGTTCGAGACCGACAGACAACAGGGCATTGGTACCGCTCTGATGAAAGAGGTGGAAGCCTTTGCCCGCAAGTTGGACTTGGATAGCATCTATCTCGATGCCAGCAAAGGGACATTCCTTATTGATTGGTATCGCAGACTCGGTTTCAGCATCTACAACGACAACTGCGAACACACCAAAGGCAAGTGTGTAGCTATGTGTAAATGGTTAAAAGAACAGTAATTATGAATACCTATCTAATGGATGAATGCTTCAGGGCGAGGATGCAGCGAAAAAAAGAATTGTTCCCTATCTCTGAGTTCAAGAAAATGCTCGTAGAGGTTTTTTCCAAACATGGAATAGTGTTTATACAAAACATCATTCTCAATCCAGACTATGCAGAAAAAATCGTACTTGATCCAACTTGCGGAATACGATTCAATAGTCAGAAGAATCTCAATATCGCCTTACGCTTATTGCGTCGATGGGGATTCAGCATTACGGAAATAAAAGCCAACGAAAACCATTGCGGCTGCTATATCGTACAACTATCAAAAGAATATCTCCGCAATAAAATAGGGAAAGACCAACTCGGAACCATCTACACAGGCATCCGTAGTTATCAGGCCCGCGATGTAAAAAAGAATCATTAACTCATAAATTCATGTTAGAATACTCAATAAACGTCCGAGAAGATGGCAGTGCAGTAATTGCCAGGGACAAATGGAATAAGTCCGAAGATTACGCCATAACAAGCGTAAAACCATTTCTCTTTGAGGTAGGCCAAAAGGTTGTTGACATCTTCAGCAATGTTGTTACCATCAAACAGATTTTCAAGTACCCGCCATCAAAGCCAGGCGGCTGCCCTGAGTGGAACGTAACAGTCATTGAAAACGGCAACACATACCGCTATACCGAGATTGCCGGCATCTTTGTGCGTGAAGTATCGAAAGAGGAACTGGCAGAAATCATTTCCGGCCTGCACATCGTTGTAGAGAAAGGAACCGACGGAAGCGAGATGAAAGTGATTAACCATCCAAACAGAGCCTTCAAACAGCGTGTGAAAGAGCTGCTGCGTATGTATGGGGAAAGCAATAATGACAACATCCACGAAATCAATGCAGCATTAGACCATCTAAAAAGAATAATTTGCCCATGAGCACAGTTACCATCATTGATAAGGAGTCAGGAGCGATGACCAGTTTCGAGGCCGAAGTGAATATACCAGAAAAGATTGCCGATGAACCTCGTGACTTTTCACAGCCAGGAGAATGGGAACCACAAAGTTACCAGGCAACCGGCACCTGCATTTTGAGCGACGCAAGCCCTATATCAAAAATGCTGAAGCAATGGAAGAAACGGGAGCATCAGAACATAAAGCAGCTACTCTGGGCCGTCACACATGGCTACACCGTACAATTCAAATTCATCGTAAAGGATAAACACGGACGTATGCACCAGGAGTTTTATCAAGTTGACCGTCCCCGCAAACTCAAAGCCCTGCTTCGTGCCATCCATGTGATTCCTCAGTATATCATTGTTGACCGCCAAGGCAATGCCTTCAGTCTTCGTCATGGCAAATGGCATTACTACGGATCAATACTATACCGTCCTAATCCGAATTGGGAATCAAAGTTAGATCCAGAAGTAGCAAAGACAGCAAAAAAATTGATTGTCACCCAGCTCTACCAAGAGCCGATAAAGACAAACAGTGAGCCACCGATGATAAATATTGCAGAGGTGGAACATACACCGCTCACAGTCGATGATCTGAAGCCTGGTGATGTCATTCATTCAGACGATGGCATGACAGCCACCATCCGCAAAGTTACAGCTACTGGTGTCTATGTATATATCGACGGACTGCGAGACGTTATCATGGAGAGTCAACTTCATCACTGGTTTTTATAAATTCATCAAATTATGAGTAAGCCAAAGATTTTAGCACCAGGTGTTGAGCACTATGAGGACACAGACACCCTTCTGCTCATCCGCTGCCCCAAATGTGGCAAAGAAAACTATGCGCCTAACGTCGCTTTAGGCATCTGCACATGGTGCGGCTACGACGCGCACGAACTAATTAAAAAGTAACAACTATGAGAAGAGAAATTCGATTCAGAGGTAAAGACATCAAGACCGGCGAATGGATAGAAGGATTCTATGCCCCACTCCATATTGCTATGACTGATAACCACGACAAAGTGACTGGCTTCAAAGAAATACCCAGCATTTTCAACGATGAGCCAGGAGAACGTAGCAAAGGCGGCTACTGGCACACCGTAGATCCTAACACCGTCGGGCAATATGTAGGCACCAAGGATAAGACAGGGAAGCGAGTCTATGAGGGCGACATTGTGGATGCCTGGAGTGCTGGAAGCCACACCACTCATGGACTGATAAAATGGGGCATTGATGGTTTCTTCATCAGTAGATGTGGAAAGTATGGACCATTGGCACCCTGGAAACTTGGTCCCAGCAGCATACCGAGCGAGGATCTAAAAGACTGTTCTCTGACAGTCATCGGCAATGTCATCGACAACCCAGAACTGCTGCCATGCGAAGATGAATGGAAAAAGTTTTGATTCATAAATTCATTAAATTATGAAAGCGAAGTGTATTATAGGATTGGAAATCGAAGGAGCGAAGTTTGAAGTAGGACAGGTGTACGACTTCGATACGACAATCATCTACGACGATACGCCAATACCAGGCGTAAAACTGGCACGAGGCACCAAGCACCGCCATATCAAATACTCAGCAAGAATGACGTGTGTCATTAGCGGCAGGCCAGTACCAAGCATCGTGTCACTCTTCGATAAGCAATATGCCGAATTGCATCCACGGGATGAGTTGGGCATTATCAGATTCCCCTTCGAGACATTCTTTCAGACATTGGAAGAGGTGAAGAATGTGCCTGTTCCAAAGAACACAATAGGATCTATCCAAGACAGAATCATCTTTCCACAATTCAAACCCTCCTTCGAGGACATGGAGAAATGGAAGCACCAGATACTCAATTATCCGAAGCCCTATAAAAAACTGACCATCGAGGTAGAAATGACCTACCCATCCTGCGACATATACGACACAAAGGATATCACGGAGTTCGTTGGCGAGAACATCATGGACTGGCTCAATGCCAACCTCTCAGATGGTGATGACCGCCTGAAGATGTTTCGTCTGAAGGTTACAAACGATGGAAACTCAATAGAAACGAAATGAACGTAGAGCCAAACAACATATACTTAGGCGACTGCCTGGACCTGATGACAGGGATAGCAGACGAAAGCATTGATGCCATCATCTGTGATCTGCCATACCAGGTGCTTCACAAAGACAATCCTAATGCGCAATGGGACCGCATGATTCCGTTCCAGCCACTTTGGGCGCAATATGAACGCATTATTAAGCCCAATGGTGCAATTATACTCTTTGCCCAGGGAATGTTTACCAGCGACCTCATGCAAAGCAATAGGAAGCTCTGGAGATACAATCTGATATGGGATAAAGGACGCGGCACCGGCTTTCTGAATGCCAACCGTATGCCCATGCGTTGCCATGAGGATATTTGTGTGTTCTATAAGCAGCTGCCTGTCTATAACCCTCAGATGGGCATCGGAGAGCCAAATCATTCTCAGGGAAAGTTGGAGCACCCCAGGACTAACAACTGTTACGGACAGTTCAAGACCGGCAGAACGTATGACTACGATAAGCAAATACGCAAGGTGGCCCCTACCCGACCCAACGAGAAATTTCCTCAGAGCATCATCCATATTCAGAAAGAGCATGAGACCACTGTGTTCCATCCGACACAAAAGCCCGTGGATCTGCTACGCTACCTGATAAGGACTTATAGCCAAATGGGGGGGGTAATTTTAGACAATACGATGGGAAGCGGCACCACATGTGTAGCGGCCATCATGGAGAAAAGGCAGTATATCGGCATCGAGAAAGACCCTAAGTATTTCAAGGTTGCTAAAAAACGCATCAGAGAAGCAAGCAGACAACTAACATTAGATTTCGAGATATGAAGAAAGATTACGATTATGTCAAACAAAAAATACTCATTGCCTAAAAAACGTCCAATGTTACGTCCTATGACCCCACCTATGCCAATGACAATACAGGAATATAAAGCTATTGAGGAAACGTATAACAGGGTCATTCTTCACAAGAAAAATAAATGATTTAAGTAATTCATCAATTCATTAAATTATGAAAATTATATTAGCACAGGGCATCAATGACAGAACTTTCCGCATTGAACCTGAGACCAGCGAGATTAAGAACCTGGACGGATTTCAGGACTTGATAAAGGACACCGTATCAAAGGCTCTTGAAGCCTCTGATCTGATATGGGAGAAATACCCAGACTTCAAACAAATCACGCTCGACACCACCACCGACGAAGAGCGTAAACTGATGGCCATGGCACAACAGAGTAAAGGTAAGAATTGATATGAAAATAGACATCACATTAGAGGAAGCGTATGCAAGAGCCAGTAAGGGCCTGCGAATGAAGATGGAGTATTCCATCAATCTTTTGCAGAGAGCCGAGAAGCTGGCTCTGGCCTACGATAATAGGGGGGGGTATTTCCTTGCTTTCAGCGGAGGAAAAGACAGTCAGACCCTCTATCATATTGCACAGTTGGCCGGTGTACGCTTCGAGGGACACATGAATCTGACTTCAGTAGATGCGCCAGAGGTAATCCGCTTCGTCAGGAAGCACTATCCAGAAGTGGAACTGATAAAGCCCAAGGATAGCATCTATCATGTGGCAGAGCGCAAGCAGCTGCTACCAACGAAGAAAGTACGTTGGTGCTGTGAGGAATACAAGGAACATGCAGGAGCCGGCAAGGTGACACTCATCGGCATCAGGAGGCAGGAAAGCAGCCGACGCAAGAAACGCAATGAAGTGGAGATTGACAGTCGAAAATACAGCGGCACATTAGACGGCCTGGATGAGTACCGCAAAGCAAAAGGCATCAATATCACCAATGCCACCGAAGAAACCACCATTGGCTGCATCAGTGGCAAAGAAAGCCTGCTGATATCACCTATCATCAACTGGACGGAGCGTGATGTATGGAAGTTCCTGAATGACGTGGTAAGAGTACCGCACTGCGAACTCTACGACCAGGGCTTTCATCGTATAGGCTGCATAGGGTGCCCGATGAGCAACCCACGCCAAAAACGCATTGAGAATGAGCGATGGCCCCATGTAAAGCGCAACTGGATTAAAGCCATCATATCTATACGACATGGGGGGGGTATTTCTCAAAATTCTTACCAACGGAAACCCTGTGGTACGGTATTGGAACCAACTTCAAACCGCTATCCAAAGAAGACAATCGACGATTACGGGTACATCCTGCACCCAGACCCGACACATTGGAAAGGGAAAACGCGGGTTTTCTTCCAGCTCATCGTCTGACGGCTTGACTGATGAGCAAGAGCGCGAAATAGCCGAAAACATCTACGACTGGTGGATCAGTGGCATGTCATACAAACGATGGTACGCCGAGCGTTTTCTCCAGTATGAATTAGAATTTGACGGGTATCTGTAAAATTAAGAAGTTTCAAACCTGCTTAATGTGACGGATTTCTACAAAATAAGACTGTTCAAACATGCTTAATATATGAAGATAGGACTTGTGGACGTTGACGGACACGCCAAGAAAAAGAAGTGGGGAGCCACGATTTACCCCAATCTCGCACTCGCTAAGATTGCGAGATACTGGCGTAATAGGGGTGAGCAAATCTCATGGGCAAGCCCCATGGAGCACTACGACATTGTGTATATGTCGAAGGTGTTTAACTTTTCCCCAGACGATACTTACATCTACGATGCAGACAAAATCATCAAGGGAGGCACCGGCTATGATCCTCTGAGCCAGTTGCCCGACGAAATAGACCGTTTGCAGCCAGACTACTCCATCTATCCTAACATTCCGAAAGATACTGCCTACGGATTCCTCACTCGCGGCTGCCCTAACAAATGCCGTTGGTGTGTGGTGCCCAAGAAAGAGGGAGCCATCCGGCCATATATGGATGTGGACGAAATAGCCATTGAGGGCCGCCGGAAACTGGTGCTGATGGATAACAACATTCTGGCTGCTGGCGACTACTGCATACAGCAGCTGCAAAAGATTATAGAAAGAGGCTACCGAGTGGACTTTAACCAGGCCCTCGATGCACGACTGGTAACGGATGAGATAGCACAGCTGCTGGCAAAAGTGAAGTGGCTCGATAACAACCGCATCCGCTTCGGCTGTGACACACACGGACAGATAGCAGAATGTGAGCGAGCCATGAATATGATCAACCGTTACGGCTTCACAGGACAATACTTTCTATACACCATGCTCACCTCAGACTTCAGGGAGTGCTATGAGCGCATCACCTATTGGTGGCATCGTACACAAGAGACGCGGGCCACGCATCAAGGCCGCTATGTCTATCCACATGCCCAACCCTACCGTGATCCCAACAACCCACACCACATCATTCCACAATGGCAAAAGGACATGGCCGGATGGGTCAACAAAAAAGCCCATTTCGTAGCCCATTCCTTTGAAGAGTTTGAGCCACGAAAAGGCTTCAGGTGTAGGGAGTATCTTACGACTTACGGCGTTTCCAGCGAATGATAAAGGCGAAGATAGCAGCAAAGACGATGACATTGACCAGGGTAGTCAGGAAGTCATGCACACGTTGCAGAAACGATGGTGTGTGTGCCGGTTTGATGACCTCTTTGTGGTAATTGGTTGTGTCGTTTACCTCCAGAGCCGTCTTTTCGAGCAAGAGATTGTAGAGCGAGTCGATGCGCTCCTGGCACGACTGGATGCGTTGCTCCTGCTCATTGATGATACGCTGCTGACGCAATTCCTCTGATCGGTCACGCTGGCGGTCAATGGTACGGGCCTCCTGAGTCACCTTTCGCCCAAGCGAGTCGATCCACGACGTAACCGTTTCGCTGATGTGCTCACGCTCCTGCTCATTGATATTCTGTGAAATCGAGTCACGCTGCTGCACCACACGCATCAGAGAGTCATAACGGGCCTGCTGCTGACTGACCAACTGCTGCAACTGCATCTGCACATAGCTGCTATCTATGTGGTGGCTCTCTGAATGGTCAATGGTAGTCTGAGTAGCAGAACACGAGGATAGGGCTGCTATGATATAGCAACACAAGAAACAGAAAAGCAATGATTTTTTTATCATACAATAAAAATACCTTTGGTGAATACTACGCCAAAGGTACTTCTATCAAATGAAAAATGTGAGACAAATTTAGGGGGTATTTTCCGTAACCTTACCTTATCAATTTATATTGGACGGCTATTTGACCATAATATTTACGGATAGCACCCTCATAGGCCGGCATATTCTCTTTGCTTTCGATCACCGATATAAATGCCTCATTCACTATCCACAAAGTGAGGGTCTTTCTAACCACCCCTTTTATCTCTGCATTCCCATAGTCACAGAAATAAAGCTGACTGGAAGTGACAGGTATAGATGCCGAGATCTCAGCAAAGCAAGCAGGCCACTTACTTTCTGCCTCCTGACGCTCAAATAGCTCATACTGTCTCTGGTCCTCTATACGCTTACGCTCTGCGGCCATCTGACGATCCTTAATCCAGTTGGAGAGCATCGTAATGACATATTCAGCCACATGGTCAGGCTGAGTCTTCTCTACCTGATGGCGCACATCGTCGTAGGCAAAGTTACAGAAGTCATCCAGCCAGTCATCCTGCACCTCCTTGACCAGTTCCACCACCTCGTAAGGTTTGATGTCAGGACACCATTTCGTAAGCGAACTGATGACACTCTGCACCTGCCCGTGACGCTTGCGGTCATGCTCACGCTCAATACCCAGCGGTCCTGGAACGATGACAAACTCAATATGCGTAGGATTACCCTTCTTACGGCCATCCTTATACATCGGCTCGTAAGTAAACGTGAAGTCGATTTTCTTCTCAGCTGAGAACTTATCCATTTCCTGCTTCGACGGGTCCAGAATCAGTTTCTTCACCTTCGAAAACTTATGAAACGGATTATCCGTAGGTTTCACGTTAGGATTCTCTGCCTTATGCGACTCCACATAACTGTCATCATCAATGCCCAGGAACTCGCACAGCTCTGGGTACTCCACTTCGTCACGCTTCTTATATTTGAACGTCGAAAGGTAGATATACAGTCTGGGAGTACGCTGTTTCTTCGAGAACTGAGCAATCTTTGCGATGTGGTCAGTATAGCCACGCTCCATGGATAAGAAGTCGTTGACATTCTCCTTATCCATCTTTACACGGATCTTTCCTGTGCGCCATCCGCTTTCAGTCATCGGCATTTCCAGGCGACTGAAGAATGACACAAACTGATACACCGTCTTATTACCCTTACGCTTCGGCCATCCCATCTTCAGACCAATCAGATCTGACAATGCCTGTGCCAACTCAGGATAGTGGCCAGGAGTCACACCAATATCTCTTGGGTCTATCTCGAAGTCCACCGACGTATTCATTTCGTCCGGCGAGAAGAGCGGGAGCCAAAGCTGCTGATTTTTCTGATGCTCAGAAGCAGAATAGGCTATACGGTCTTGCAGCTTTTCGAGCACACCCAGCAACACCCTTTGGTGCATCAGCGAGAAGTCACCAGCCACCTGTGCGAACACCTTGGGGTTATAAATCCACTTCTGATCGCGCAGCTCACGGATAATGGCATTGTCGCTCTTGATGAGTGCCTGCATCTTATCGTCTTTGTTTTTCTTTGCCATAGTCATTTCTTTATAAGTTACGAAGTTTTACCCCTAAACAGGTTACGGGATTTTACCCCTAAATCATCCACCATATTCAGCGACAGGTTACGCTGTTTTACCCCTAAACAAAAGGGTTCCAGAGAATATCCCCTACGGTTACGGATAATTACCCTTATGTTACGAACATTTGCACCGAAAGTTACGGACATTTGCACCATGCAAAGAGCGGAAACCCTTTGTATAAAGGCTTTTCCGGCTATTTTCATACCGTTATAATTATATATCTTTTGTAAATTCATAAAAGAAAATTCTCAATACTATATAATAAATAAAGAAAATGCTTCATTTAGGGGTCATTTTCCGTAACCTTCTGGGGTGCGGGGTCGTAAATTTAGGGGTCAAATTCGGTAACTCTCCAAAATCGGTGATTTCCTGCATAGCCTTTAAGTAAGGGGTATGAGGGCGTAACCTCAATGCCGTTGCAGATATTCGTCGATGGCCTGAAACACCAGGTCGCCGATGGAGAGTTTAAGTTTCTTATCCCGCTGCTCACTCTGCATCTTCAGGGCAAGCAAACGCTGGTACATGTCAAAGGGAATGCGCGTCTGCACATTCTTCGTCATGCCGGTAGCATACTGCGAGAACACACCCGTAGGCTTCACGCCCTTACCTGTTGGCACACTGGCCGTCGGAGCGGCTGGCGTGTCGTTGACAGGCTGCTCATTCATCACCTCCTGCATCATGGCCTCGTGTTCCTGAATGGCAGGCGATCCAGCCACGATACTCTTTTTCTTATACGATTTTGTAGCCATAATTATTCCTCATTATCATTGTTCAACAATTCCGTGATAAAATCGTCGTAGTCGCGGGCAGCGGTACAGTCAGGCGCATAGTCGAAGATATCCTGATGCTGGAACTGGCTTTCACCCACCTTCACACACTGACGGATGCGCGTCTTGAACATGTCGGCATCGTAGGTGTCGCGCAGGAAGTCGCTGGTCTCTCGTGCCAGGTTAGTGCGCTCATCGGCCATCACTATCAGCAGGCCCCGCATATCCAGGTCGTTGTTTAGTTTCCGCTTAACCGCCTTGTAAGCCTCCATCATGCGCCCTATGCCGTCCACACTGAGCGAACCCAGCTGCACGGGTATGATTACACCCGTAGCGGCACCCAGGGCGTTGTAGGTCAGTTCTGACAGCGCAGGAGCACAGTCTATCAGCACATAGTCGAAACAGTCCTCTATGTAGTCGCCATCCAGTCGCTCTGCCTCCATGTAGAGGTTATCCATGTAGTGAATGTCGTTACCAAACAGCGAGGCCAGCACCAGCTTCGGCTGCATCTGGCGGTGCAAGTCAGGATCTATCTCGGCCAGCATGTGCGATGCAGGCACATAGAACAGCCCCTCGCGGCTCTGATACACCGGCAGGTGGTTGTTATCGCCATCCCTCAGAGCGTCGGCCACCGTCAGCGTCGAGTGCTTCTGCTCGTGATACTGTTTCATCTTTTCCCTCCATCCCAGGAGCGATGAGAGATTCCCTTGCGGGTCCAGGTCAATGCAGAGGATGCGCAGCGACGGGTCACGTCTCAGCATTCCGGCAGCCACGTTCTGCACGGTGGTAGTCTTCGCTACCCCACCCTTGTTGTTGGCAAATGCCAGCACTTCTTTCAGTCTTTCCATAACCTATATTATTTTAATTTGGTGCAAATGTACTATAAAACTTTGAATTGACAAAATAAAATCGTCATTATTTTATGAATTTATGAAAATATGAGTTAATGAATTTATGAAAACTGTGATTTTTCAGAGTCGTTATAACATAACCACATACAGGACCATTATTCATCACCATAGTTTTCAGGAGCCATGCCAGCAGCTGCATTGTCGGCAGTCGCACGTTTCAAGTCGCGTATCATGCCATAGTCGGCAGAGCCTTGCGGAGCCTTCGAGTGCAACAGTTCTGGGCGACGGCTGGGGTCGATATAGGTATGACCGAGGCCACGCTTCTTAGGCATCCAGGGACGCAGTTCTGGGTCGTAGGCATCAGCCTGCCATTCAGGTAACGGCTGCATATCGAGTGTCGATGACGCACGGCAACGGCGGTCTTTTCGATCCCAGATATTCTGTGCCCACTGTGCCATGCTGTCAAGCGTAGCCAATATGCCATGCTCACCCGTCCAGTCGATAGAGTCCATTTCACCCTCATTCAACGAATCGAGGCACCCAAGCAGTTCCAGATAAGCCGAGAGTCCAGGCACCTTTACTACGATACGCGGCTGGTCAAACTCTTCGTCATATACCCTACCCTTCTGCTCGATATAGTCGCGGATGGTTATGCCCTGACGCAATGCCTCACGCTCATTGTCGAAAGCGTCTGCACGTTGCTGAAGCCATGCCATCCGTGCCATTTCCTCACGCTTTTCCTGTGCGCGAGCTTTCTCATTGCCACCCTCGCCCATGTTGGTTTTGAAAGCATGAATCTTACATACCAGGTGCGGTGATCGAGTGCTGATGAGACACTGGCCAAGGTCATTACGAGCTTGTGGAGCCGTCACGATGAATGGGCCATGAAACTGCATACCAGTCATAAAGTGCTGACTGTACTGTGATAGTTCACCATCCCATATAGGGAGTGGTCTTACTTGATTTTCTCTGATTTCTGACATATATTATAATGATTTTATGAATTTATGAATCTATGAATTGATGGTTATGCGCGAAGTGTTCCATTGAGCACAGGCAGCGCAAAGGCCAGAGCACCCAGGAGCACGGCAGCACCACACACAACGGCCAGAGCCACGCAGAGAGTGGCCACGGCAGCCAGAATCTTATGCTTACCGTTAGGAGCGGCAACAGAGCCACCAGGCGACTGCTGGCCATCATCCTCACTGACAGGAACGGCAGCAGGCTCCACTACTGGAGGCGTAGGTGCCTCGTGAAGTACCTGCGTCTCAGGATAGAGATCTGCAAACGACGGAGCCAACCAAGGCTCTTCGGGCTGTTCCTCTTCAGAGGCAGCAACAATGTTGCTACATACAGGACTCTCTTCACCAGGGAAGTCGATACCCTCTAAGGGGTCATTTTCCGTAACTTCTGGAGCCTGATTTTCTGCATTCTCTATAACGCGATAGACAGTCGGACGAACATCGTTAGCAAGTCCTACCTCAATGGTGCTACCCATGACCACACCAAGACGCTGGAGAGTGGCCTCACTGCCCACGCTGGCCTTACGGACGGTACGGCCCATAATGGTGACAGGCTCGAAGTGTACGACGGGAGTACGCTTGCCGGTCTTACCGACAGTCACCTCAATGCGAGTGCAGCGGGTAATGGTCTTAGCCGGTGCAAACTTATAGGCAATAGAGCCATGAGGATGGTGCTCAGTGGCACCGAACATCTGGAAGTAGTCATCATGCGTAATGCGTATAACCACACCGTCAACAGGCCATGGATAAGCGTCACGCTCCTTCTCACGCTCTGCAATGCAGGCAGCACAGGCTTCGTAGCCATGAGGCGAGAAAGTCTCTGCACGATGCACAAAACCCAGGTTCTCCAGGAATGAGAGCTTATGCCAAGGATAACCCAACGGCGTAGGACAAAGGTAACGCTGGCAGCTGATCTGTTCGTCAATTATAGCATCCCAGGGAATGAAGTCGAGCATAGCCATGTCGTACTCATCGGGAACGGCCTGGTTACACAAGCTGCTGGCGGCAGTACGGCAGTCGGTGTACTTCTGCGAGAGCAACGGCAGATTCTTCTTACTGCAACAGATCTCACCACGCACTTCAATACGACCTTTGAGAGAAAAGCCCTCGCCATAGTAAATCTTGGAAAGCTGCTGGGGCACACTACCCATCATCTTCACATGCTCGGTGATGTCCTGCCCTACCCTACCATCGCCACGAGTCGATGCACTCACCAGTTCGCCATCCTGATAAACGATAGAGCACGAAATGCCGTCATACTTCCACATCAGCACATAGTTGTAACCGCCGGTATGGTTGCTATGTGTCAGCTCATTCATACGCTGCTCACTCTTACTAACCCACTTAGCCAGTTCGTCCAGGTTCTTAGCCTTCTGGCACGACAGCATCGGTGTACGATGGATGATCTGACGGCGACCATTGGCCGACAGGTCAGAACCTACACACTGTGTCGGAGAGTCAGGAACTATCCACTCAGGATGTTCAGACTCAGCCTTCTCGATCTCAGCCACCAACACGTCAAACTCTGTGTCACTGATAGTCGGAGCCGACAGGACGTAATACTCATAACTCTTTCTCTGTGCCTGGTTCACCAGTGCAATGTAATCTTTCTGTGTCATAATTGTTTTCTGTTTTTTAGTGAAACGGTGAATTGATGAATTGATGAAATAATGAATTAGTGAAGTCTGCCACCAGTAAAGGCAGCCTTCCAAGCTGCTTGATGCAGACGTGCCAACGACTCGGCTGTCAGATCACTGGCCATGCAGCAGCCGGCACGATTCTCATTGATAGCGTTGAAGTCGCCACTCTGTACGAACACATCTACAAAGTCCTCATCAGGAGAGAGGTGTGTGGCAGTAATAGTGAAACCGCCACCCTTCAGGCAGCACAGTTCTACCGGCACCAGAAGTTTGAAGTCGTTAGAATGTACCAGACCTCTGAGATCTTGTAACTGACGCTTGCGAAGAGATTTTTTGTTTGCCATATTCTTTCTTGTTTTGTGAGCCTCAGTTGGCTCGGTGAATACTAATAATTAACTTATCTGCTGCAAAGGTAAGCATTATTTCTGAAACCACCAAACATTTTTGCGATTATTTTCAAGAAAAAGCGAAAAAAGTTTGTTTTTCCGCTATTTTCCGCTATTTTCCGCTACTTCTTTGTGCGTCGAAGCCCAATAGTCAGCAGCGGCCTGCATACACTCATGGAGAGAGGCGGCCACCTCTCGATAGTTCAATGAGTTAATTTCAATGTCTGGCTGGTCTGGGTGGTGCCCTCCTGCCTGGATAGCCACAAAGTCAGTACGGCCTTCAGCCTGAATGATCCAGCCACCACGACGGCGCAGAGCCTCGATAATCATATCACGCTGCTGGGGTGGGGTAGGAATAATCTGGATATTCATGTAGGGGTACTCATTGGCGGTGAGCAAGGGGAACGAGTGGCCATATTCCCCTTGCTGTTCTGCGATAGTGAAAGTGTAATTTGCCATAATTATTTTCTCTAACTTGATTTTTCTCTAACAATATTCTCTAACTTAGAGATTTTTATTTTACTTCATCAAAACGATATGTGCCATAGGCGGTGTGATACCAGGCGACGTAAGGCCCAGAACCTTTATATTCCGTATTGCCATACATGTTGCGATAGGGCTTCTGGTAATACTGCTTATAGACAACATCTAACACAGTAGCCTTCACTTCTACGCCGGTGCGACGCTGGCGATAGGTAACTACATCACCCTTCTTATAGCGAGGCACCAGGTTAGACAGTTCCACTGACAGAGGCAGATCGTCGAGGTGGTGCAACTGCTCATGGCCACGGCTCCATGCTGGCGGCATGATAGCAACGATGTCGTAAGAGGTCTTGATGGTAAGTGTCACGCCACAGTCGGCCAGACGGTCGTAGAGATTCAGGAAGAGGTAGGGCGCAGCCTCACGGGGAGCCTGACTTGCAAAAAGCTGCATCAGCTTCAGATAGGGGCCTTCCTGATAGAGTAGGGGGCTGGCCTTCATCTTAGCCAGAGACAAACAGGTGGCATTATCCTTATAGACGGCAGCACGACCGCCATAGTCACCATAGTTACAGAGGTTAGCCGTGCGGCGGGCCTGATTCTTCACATAGTTGTCGATGTTGACATATTCATCGGCCATTTCTCCCTTCGTAGTCTTCCAGCTCTCCACAAAGCAATATACGCCTGTCTCGGTGGTGATACGCACATAAGTATCATCCTGGCTGCTACGGTCTTTCAACACTTCACGCTTACCACTCTTCAGGTAGTCGGAAACTTTTTCTTTCTTTGCCATAGTTATATATGAATTTATGAATTTATAAATCAATGAAATTATGCAGCCAGATTGACAGCCTGGATATTGTCTCGATAGGTGATGGCACCACTCTCAGAGTTGGTATAATATCCCAATTTGATGCTAATAACATCATATCCCCAATTCATAAGGAATGAGTTTTTCACAAGATACCGAATAGCCTCCAACTCTGTTTCAAAAGTCTCATTATACCACCAACCGTTAGCCTTCTGGATATTATAACGCCAATTATAATTATCGTCTTCCAGAAAGTAAATTCCACCAAGTACACCTTTACGACATGAAACAAGCGTATAGTCAATACCTTGGTCGCTATCCGTTCTCACATAAACCTGTTGTGTTCTTTTCCTTGCCATAGACATTCCTATTTTAGTAAACAACAATTAAGAAGCTGAGATAGCGGCAGGAAGTTCCTGCTGACCATATTCAGAAAAAGAGCGATGCGGAGTGTTCAAATTTATACGCTTCACAATACGAAGATCGTTATAACCAATCTGCTTCAGTTCTGCCAACAACGGAGCATACTCTTGTGGAGTGGCAGGCTTAGTAAACGATGAAATCCAAGGCACACAGTCGCCATGCTGTCCGACATGCTGATAACTCATCAAATGAACATAATTCCATGAGACTTCAGGAAACACAGCGATAACCTCACCATCCTTAAACTTACGAAAAACTACCTTTGTCATACTCAAAACTTGTTTTGTGTGGCTCGGTGCCACGGTTAAACTTCAATTTGTCGGTGCAAAGATAAGCATAATTTATGATATAACCAAATATTTTAGCGATTATTTTCAAGAAAAAGCGAAAAAAGTTTGTTTTAACTCACATTTTACTCAATCAAAGAGGAAAAGGAGGCCATTATGCGGCCTCCTTAACAGTTTTCTTAGGCAATGCCCATCCCTTCAGTTTGGCCACCTCGTAATTGAACTTAAACCAAACATCTTCGTCCAGAAACTCGAAGTGCATCGTGCCCTTCTTGAATGCCTTGCAACGGAAGAATCCCCAGACAAACCACTGGCCCCATTCCTCACCATCGTTAGACCAGCTGCTTCTGGCACCATGAGCGGCCAACGGCTCTATATTGTCGTAATTCCTGCCAGTCAGGTGGCACAGTGCTTTGCAGACATCCTCCAGGTCGGAACGGTGGGAATCGTGATAACCAAAATACAGGGTAGGGTAGGCTTGTTTGCAACTACGACCGTATTTGTCAGTACCGTAACTGTTGTAGCCCTCACACATATAGTTGACGATAAACCTACGATTCACCATGTAGTTAGCATTCGTCTTCCAGTGTTCTCCAGCAGTGCTATTTTCAGCCGACAGACTGCAAATCAAGTCAAATGCTTCCTCCATAGCTTTGTTCATACGCTGGCCATTAGTCTGTATCACCATATCAATAACACGATAGATATTGTGCATAGTAAATGGCACATGAATCTGAGTCTCGATAAACTTGTTGATCTGCTCACGCAGCTGCTTGGTAGCGTATTTCTCCATGTGCAGTTTTTTGAAGATAATACGCCAGTAGTATTTCTGGAGAGCCTTCTTATACTGTTGGTGAGAAACCTCCTTAGAATGACCGTCGCTGCTGACAGTCGTAAACTTTATGGGAATATAGTCATACTCACCAGCTTCAGGACATCGGGCGGCCTCGTTGATTTTCTGAGCTGCTGCTAACGTCTCATCAAACAGTTTAACAGCCGTAACATACCGGCCAACTAATTCACGCACCAAGTTATATTGCATGATTCCCTCCTTGCCTTCCACGTTGGCCTGGTCTTCATCGACGGCAGAGAAGAAATAACCGTCAAACTCACTGGCACCCTCACCAGGCTTATAGAGTTTCACCATAGCCACATGTACGTTTGTGCGTCTCTCAGCTGAAGAAAAACACTCACCCAGATAGTCACTCTGGCCATAGAGATCTATTGCCTCTTGCAACCGCTGTTCCTCCTTTGTGTCACGATAGCCAGGATTAACACTACTGCTATTGCAGAGAGCAATAATCGTACATCCAGCGGGTGCAATATCAAAGGCATGTAAAATGTGGCGGGCATCCTGAGAAAATGGCGGGTTCATCACAATGTAATCAATGTGTGAAACCTGCTCAGAGGTGACAGTCAGGAAGTCTTCAGCCAGGATATCACATTTGCCTCTCAGAATCTTCAACAGCGTAGGGTCATTCTCACAGGCAATAACTTCACCAGCACCATTTTTTTTGAGCCAGTCCACAATATTACCAGAACCGGCAGAAGGCTCTAAAATAGTCTTACCGATGATGTCTTCACCCATCATCATTTGTTCAATCACTTCCACAGGAGTGGGATAGAAATCTGGATTGTCTGTAAATAGTTTCATAATTATATGTTTTAATGAATTTATGATTTAATGAATTTTAGAAGTTGGGCGATCAAGCCAACCCCACAGTTTTCAGTTGGTCATCATCACATTCCCAGACGCTGACAGGAGATTGCTCATGGCCCCAGGACAGCACCTCGCCCAAATGACGTGACCAGGCACCAGCAGGCGAGAAATTGATGATCTGAGCATCACCATACGTTTTAGCACCATGTTCGTAAATGGTATCGACACGCACAACAGCACCCATGATAGACTCTGCACCAAAACCACCATCATTAACAGCCTCGCGGATCTGTTTCTGGGTAAGTGGTTCAGTAGTGTTGATACGAGTTGACTTCATAGGGATGGTTCCTTCACCACCTCCCCAGAGGTTAATTGCAGCCAGGCCAACAATGATAAAACCGATATGATTACAAGTGATAGCGTTCATAACTTTATGATTTAATGAATTGATGAATAAATGAATTTATGCAGCTTGTTTGTAGTGACTGGCTGGCATTGAAACCGTCCACTCCCCAAAGGCATTGTTATCGTCGTTTGGATCGAGACCAGCGAGACGGCAGATGTCCGGCCACTCGCAACAGTGAGAGGAATCAAACAGCATTTCCGACATATCTTCATAGCTGAAAGAGTCGGCCCATTTCTCATAGGAGCCATCATACTTTTCTGGTATCTCATTCTCGTAAAACTGATCTTCCAGATATTCTGCCAGGTTAGCACGATTGATACGGTCATCGTGTTCCTGCTGGGAATAGACGTAAAACAATTCTACACGGTCGTGGTCAGTCCAGGCCACCATGGTACGGTTGTCTGCATCATACTGAGCTTTTACAAATGTTGTTGCCATAATTGTTTTCTGTTTTTTAATGAAACGATGAATTGATGAATTAAGCATTGACGCTTTCAGTCCAGGGAATATTCATACGAAGACAAACGCTTTCAGCAGCATCTTCGGAAACGGCAGCAATGTGAGCAACAGAGGCTCGGCCTTTATAGGCTTTTTGAAGTTCACGATTGATGACATTAAACACTTCACTATTGGTAGTACACTTCTGGATCTCTTCATCCTGAAGACATGACTCCACAAATCGAGCCATCGGGTCTTGATTCTTTGACATGATTTAATGAATTGATGAATTTATAAAAACTGTGAAATTTTAGAAGTTATATAAAGAGGGTAAGATGGAGGCCGTCAAGCGGCCTCCTGATCCTTATCAGACGAAGCAGGAGTAACCATTTCGGTGATACCTCGCTTCACCAATTTGCGAGTGAGCCGTGAATCTTCCAGTTGGTCACAAATAGCCAAACGGTAGCCCTTGCGTACCAACTTAGGCAAATAAGTGTCAAGAGCATGATAAGGGAATGCAGCCATCTTATAACCATCCTTATGAGTGGTCAACGTAATTTCCAGGATGGGGCAGACCTTCTCTGCATCCTCGGCATAAAGTTCGTAGAAGTCGCCACAACGGAAGAGGAACAAAGCATCAGGGTGTTTTTCCTTCAGCTCAGTAAACTGCTTCATAACAGGAGACTGATTTTTCACAGACTCTATAACGGGAGTCTCTGAGTTCTTGCTGGGCGAACCATCGGGCGCAGGATCATCAGTAGCCGACAGGCCATCGGTGTAAACCACCTGCAAACCTTTTTTGCAAATAAGGTCTTCAGCTATATACGCGAGATCGGTGTCAAGTGAGAGAGCATAGAACAGCACAGTGCCCTCGTGCGGGTCAGTTGGTGCTATTGGCTTACGGTTGAGCCAGGGAGCCACCGTAGAAGCATCCCAGCCGTATAGCTCGCAGTGGTCAGCATAGCGGAAAAATACAACAGACTGACGCAGGCCCCAACGATCTTTCAGCTCGTGGAAATTGTCATAATTCAGAGAGTAATGGGCACGAAGCATAGAGACATGAGAGTCATCCTGATCGCAGGAACTCTGATTTTTCACAGACTCTATAACGTGAGAGTCATCGGCAGTGGTGGGCTGCTCATCGGCAGCCACACCAAACCAAGCACGAAGAGCGGCCACGGCCTCTGGCTCGGTAGCCTGCCACTGCTGGGCCTCTTTGTTCCATGTTGCACCATGGGCTTTTATTTCGCGCTTGTGGAAATAAGTATCTTTCCAGTTTTCGCCTACCACAGCCACGCCACCTTCAATGTCAACGAGCGACAGGCCGGCGGGAACGTCACCAGAGCCGTTTTCGGCTTCCCTGACGGCCTTTTCAGTACGACGTGGATAGTTGTCAGGGTCTGGCGTTACGGGAGTCTCAGGAGCCACGAAATAGCTTGTAGCGCAAAACTCTTTCCATGCCTCGCGGTCGGCATCGTAACCGGCATCCTCGTGTTTCTTTACAAGCTCGGCACGTTTTTCGTTACTCCAGTTACGGTGCGTGTCGATCTCTGCTGCATGATCCCCCATGTACTTACGGGCAAAGTCGGTGTGCTCGTAGTCGGTTGTATAGGCATAATCTTCCATGCCGTTAAAACGGTCGCCATAGGTGGCAAACAGTTCCAGGTCGGTGGCCTCGCTGAACTCTTCAGACGTGGGGCCGTCCTGCCATGATAGATCCCAATCGGCACCCCATCCGTTATCCTTTTTCAGTGAGACAGACAGGCCAGGGAAAGCTGCTGCAACCATAGCCAGAATATTGCGACGGCGGCAGTTATTGAGCTTCATTTGTGCGCTCTTGTATGCCTTTTGCTCCTTGCTACCCTTCTGCTGGCGGTAGGGGATGGCATTGAGAGCGGCGGCAGCCTCTTTCTCAGCCTTCTCGTAGGGAGCCACAGGCTCCATGATATTTTCCCACTTCTGGCACTTCTGACGGTATGCCTCCAGACGTGCGGCAGCTGCTTCCTCCTGTTCGCGCTTCTCAGCCTCTTTCTCGGCTGCTATCTCGGCATTGATGGCCGAAACTTCAGAAGCGAAAACCTGTGAAAAATCACAGGGGCTATAATAGTAACGGCAATAGTCATAGCCCTCTGCATCCATCAGGTACCAACGTCCGGCCTTATCGACCACAGCAGCGGCAACTGTATAGAAAAGTGCTATCTGATCTTCTGGAAGATTCCAGAGGCCACCCAGGTTGTTGATCTGTTCGTCTGTCACATCGTCGGAACGGCTACCACCATGCAAGCCGTAAGCCGTTACTATTGCGTCACAGTCGGCGTAACTCATTGGCAGAGAGTCAACGGTAATTATTTTCTCAATACAGCACAGGCGGGGGCCGTGCTCGTGCTGGTCGCCTCCATACTCCACCAGGGCACGGAGTTCTTTACTGAAGCCACCCTCACCCTTCAAGCACGAAGAAACAGCCCAAACAAACTGCCCTTCGTGGGTAGGAGCTGGCTGTCCGGCAGCCTTGTGCTCGTCGGCCTCCAGTTCGTGACGGTGGAAAGCTGTTGCAGCGTATTCTTCAGCCTTTTTCTGGATGATCTTGCGGGCCTCCATTTCAGCCAGCAAAACGGCATCGAGTCCGAAGTCTTCAATAAAGGCCACACGGGTAAGCGGCGACATAACGCCACACCAACCACAAACGCCCTCGCGTGTATTGCTATTCTGGTTATACTCGGCAGTCAGTTTCTCGTTGCTCAATACTACTGCCAGACGGTTCACGATCTCGAAAAATGCTACATCGTGTTTCATAACGCGGAAATTTGAAAAAACGGTGAAAAATTGGATTTACTATAAAGTGAATTTTTAAGCGGCCAACTCCATGAGGGGAGCGTCCAGGTTGTTAGCGATAGAAAGGAGCGTTTCATCATCCAGGCAGGATCCAGAGCGCAAAGCCTGTAGAACGAAGTCGGAAACGGCCTCTGTGATGTCATCCCACTGTGCGAAGTTCTCAGCATTCCAGGGATCATCGAAAAGCTCTGCTAAAACAGCATTTAGGGCTATAAAGTCCTCGTTACTGGCCAGACTGCAACCGTCATTCAGTTCGTGCTCAAACAGGAAAGCGTCGGCCTCCTGAAGTGCCTGCTGTTCGTCAGTGAAAACTCGGCTAAATGTAGCCTTTTCAGTCTCGATATTTACGCGAATAATTGCCATAATTGTTTTCTGTTTTTTAGTGAAACGGTGAAATTTTAGAGAGCCTATAAAGGCATTAAATGTGAGTAGTAAAATTGTAGTTCATAAAGATATACCACAGTGCCCAGAGAGATAGGCCCCAGAGGGCAAAAGAAGTCAGACGCGGAAAGCGATCCATGAGACGGGCCAGAATGTAGGCCAGGCGCAACTCTTTTCTGTAAAGTCTTGAAACGGTCATAATATTGTCAATTTTACGTTTTCTGTGAATAAATGGAGAAACTATAAAGAGGGCAGAGAGAAGGCCGTCAGGCGGCCTCCTTTTGCTCGAAATAAATACCTTCGCCGTTGCCCAGGGTCATCCCTTCCCAACAGTGTGGGGCGATGGCCTCTAAACAGTCATCAATTTTGCCGGTCAGGGCAGCCAGTTCCCGCTCAATACGTTTGCGGAGTTTAGGGGCCAACATTTTAGCCAGTCCAGGGCTATTATATTCTCTGTAAGATCCCCAGCCCGTCCAGGTGCCCGTCAGTGCGTCTGTCAAGTCTTCAGCGTCGATCCACTTCAAACTGTCTGTATCAATACCACAAATTTCTTTAATATTCCAGTCGAGTTTGAAACCATCATAATAACCGGCCTCGAAGTCGATGGAAACAACGAGATCGAAGTCAATGCCAGCAAAACGGAAAGAAGTGCCAACGGTGCAAACTTCGTCGCCGTCACATACTTTGCCAGCGTCTGCAAAGTTACGAGCGTTCAGGCCAGACTCCTTCAGCTTTTCCTCCAACCAGTCGAGATAATAACGCTTTTCTTCGTCGTACCAGTCAGACTGTGCCCAGGGGCTATTTTCTAAATAGTCCTCGTTTTCCTCGTACCAGTCAGGATCGTTTTCCTTTGAGTCCTTTTTGTATGCCTCGAAGTCCTGAGAGATACAAAATACTGCCATGTGGCGTGAATTGTGGCTACAATTAAAATTAGGTGCGCTCATAATTACTTTTGTTTTGTGTGGCTCTTGCCACGGTTAAACTTAAATTTCTGCTGCAAAGGTAAGCATTATTTTTGAAACTACCAAATTTTTTCGGAACAATTTTTGTTTTTTCTTGAAAATTTTTTGTTTTAGCCTATTTTTCAACTAAAAAACGGTGATATTTCGCACATTCTATAAAACGGTGATATTTCACACATTCTATAATATAAGAGAGTTTTGTGTGGCGGCTCTGCCAGTTCTGGAGGCAGTAGGAACCCGTCGGCACCCTCTGGCAGCTCTTTTGCATCCATGAGAGGCACACGGCACCCTGACAGGATGGAAGACAGCACACACGGCACCACTGGCAGCCCTGGCAGCTCTTTTGCATCCATGAGAGCACACACGGCACCCTGACAGGATGGAAGACAGCACACACGGCACCACTGGCAGCCCTGG